GCACGTTAACCCGGCTCTCCGTGGCCTGAAGATCATCCCGGGCCAGGAGCGTACCTACCCGCTGGTGGATTCGTTCTACCGCCACGGTTTCGGGGTGGGTGTTCGTCAGCGCGGCGCCGGCGTTATCATGCAGGTCAAGGCGTCGGGTTCTTATGACATCCCGACCACGTACAACACCTACAACTAAGCCGGGAGGTACTGACGATGGCGGAACTGAGTAAGCACACCGACTCGGTCTATTTCCTCCGGCGACTGGATGCGGACGACGAGGGCGAGCTGGTTGACGCTTGGGGTCGGCCGGCTCCGGATAGTGCCCGGACTGCCGAAGAGGGTACGGTCACTGAGACCGGTGAGGTTACTGATGAGAACTACGAGGGGGACAGTCAGTACAAGGACTGGACCAACTCTCAGCTCTCGGATGAAATCAAGCGGCGCCGTGAAGAGGGCCGTGAGATTCACCTCGATGGTAAGAAGAAGGCCGACGCCATTCGGGCGCTGGACAAGGACGACGCAGCCCAGGGGTGAGCCATGGCGTTCACCGAGAATGAACAGCTTCGCCAACTACTAGGGGAAACAATCCCCGAAGGCGGAACTGATGCGGATACCCTGTTTACCGATGATGAGATTCAGTCCTATCTCGATGCTACTTCGTCGGTAGACAGGGCCGCATACGAAGGTTGGCGAGTCAAAGCAGCACGACTTTCTAACTTGGTCGATGTCACGGAAGGCAATGCCAGCCGTAAGATGTCTGACCTACATGCTCAGGCAATGAGCATGGTACGACAATTCGAGCGGGCTACTGCGGGCCCAACCGAAGGACGAACGAGGATCGGTCGAATCCGGAGGCGGTGAGCATGCCAGACGTGGAATTGCTGTCGATGCGTCGACAGATGGACGCGTTCATTGCTGCTCAACCTTTGGTCCTCCGTCTTAACCGACCCGTCATGACGGCGACCGCTGCGGGGGGGTACCTAGAGGGAGAGCCCGAAGTACTTTCCCCGCAGCGGTTTCGCCTTGTCCCTTTCAAACGTCGGTTCACGCATCAGGTTGTTGATACTCAGGACGGGGACATCCCCCTTACCCAATATGTCTTGGTGGGTAAGTTCAACGCTAATGTACAAACTGACGACTACTTTGAGTATAAGGGCACAACCTACCGAGTGGTGGGTGTGGAACCGAAATCGCTAGATGACTCGAGATCCGATCGTCGGGTAGTTGAACTGGAGGTGAGAAAGAGTGCCTAGTTCTTCTGGGGGCTTTATTCTTACCGCTAACTCGCTGGGGCCCTTGGTGAACCACTTTGCCGAGGGTGGGTTGCTCGACGATGTTGAAACTCAAATGACGCAGTTCGTTGATGATGTCGAGGGTTACGCTCAGGCTAACGCCCCTTGGGACGATAGAACGGGTGAAGCTCGCGCCAACCTCACTGCCGAAGTCACTACCGAAGGTGACTCGGTACTGCTGATTTTGTCTCATGGTGTAGACTATGGCCAATGGCTGGAAACAATCCAGTCAGGTAGGTTGGCTATTATCATGCCAACTCTGGAACATTTCGCAGCTCAGATCTTTTCTGCGACTGGTGCAACTCCGGAGGCGGTATGAGAATTTGGCTACATCAGACTCTGGCAAATTACGCCCCGTTAGTTACGCTAGTGGGAGATCGTATTTACCAGGGTGAGTCAATGACTTCCACACCCAAAACGAAGCCCTTCCTAGTACATCGACTGGGTAACGCTAGCCCGGAAATCTGGACGGGCGATCCTACTGAAGACATCAGGCCCAACCAGCGATACTTCTCGCTGTATGTACATGATAACAAGGGTGACTATACACGGATTGATGAGATCCTCGACCTTCTCAGACGCTGGCTACCAATGGAGGCTCCGGTTGCTTCGGAGCATATCCTAGAAGTCAGGTACCTCGAGACCAGTCGAGATCTGGACGACGCAGCATTCGACACAATCCAGAGGTACATTCGGTTCCTGGCAATTCTGAGTAGGTGAGGAGATCATGAAGACCATTAAGTATGTTGGTACCTCTACGTACCGACACCTCGGTAGCGAGGACTTCGACAAGATGGGTCTCGAGGGCGAGGGTCCGGCGACCTTCACCGGCCAGCAGACCCAGGAGTTCAAAAACTCGGTGGCTGAGATCCTGCTGACTAGTCCGCTGGTTGCGGGTGAGTTCGAGGAGGTTGAGGTCGAAGCGAAGTCTGATGCTAAGGCTAAGGAGAAGGCCCCTCGCGCATCGAGCGATCAATCGATTAAGGGCACCGATCAGAGCTAGCCAGACGAATCCACAATCGAGCGGGATCCTCTATCGAGGGTCATTGGGCCTGCGACGATCTCCAAGCTCTTAGGGAAGCGTGAGGACGATGATCGACGAGTTGAGGTGCGACGGTAGAATGCATGCCCGCATCGATCCGGACGAAGGCTGGATAGAGGTGAAGTGCCCGCGTCGGGCCTGTGGTGCAGGGCCCAACGTGGTAGTTTTGCACCGGTTCAACCTCCACACAAGCAAGCTGGTGCAGACTGTGCGTTTCGCCAGCCCGAGGGTAAGAGAGGAAGCAAATGGCACTAACCACCGTGCCCCTGCCGTTCGGTCTGCGTGACGTCAAGCTGTACCCGGTTGACATCAACGGCACCCGACTGTCTGTGGGTGTGGACCTTCCTGCGAGCCGAGTCTTTTCGTTCAAGGACACGCAGGAGTTCACGCCGCTGGAGGGTGACGACGTCACCTATGCTTCTCACGGCGGTATTACTACCGTTGACTGGGAGCTGGAGTCTGGCGGTATTCCGTTCGAGGCTTACAAGATCATGGCTGGCGGTACCATTACGTCCAGCGGTACGACCCCGAATCAGAAGAAGGTCTACAGCAAGCTGGCGACGGACGAGCGCCCCTACTTCGACGTTGAGGGTCAGGCTATCTCTGACTCCGGCGGTGACGTGCATGGGCTCGTCTATCGGGTGAAGGCGGAGGGTGACCTCGAGGGCAAGTTTGAGAACGGGCAGTTCTCTCTCCTGTCTGCGTCTGGCAAGGGGTACGGTCGGCTGGACACGGGTCAGCTGTATGACTTCGTGCAGAACGAGACGATTACCCCGATCGTTACGAGCATTGCGCCGCAGGTGTTCTCGGTTACGCCGGGTACTGGTAGTAACGCGGGCGGCACTGCCACTACGATTAAGGGTATCAACTTCATCGGTACTACTGGAGTTACTTTCGGTGGTACGACGGCACCTGGGTTCGTGGTCGTGGATCAGAACACCATTACTGTCGCTTCTCCCGCGCACGCTGCCGGTACGGTTGCAGTTGTGGTTACGACTCCGTCCGGTACCGGAACGCTTACCGCCGGGTTCATTTACACGTAATTCGGCAACCTGGTTGATAGGAGGAATTTCGTTATATCGTTTTAGTCGTATGGCCCCCTCTTTATGAGGGGCCTACGAAAAAACGAAATAATGAAATACCCCCTCCTCTTACCCAGTTGAACATCGCACGAAAAAACGGATCCCCAGGAGGACCACAGTGGGTAAGACTAGCACGAGCAAAAGGCCTAGCTCCGTCTCTGATTTCAAGCGGGGCCCCGAGCCCGTTGAGCTTCCTTCTGGTCACTTCATCACGATCAAGAAGGTTGGACTCCAGGCTCTTATTGCTGGCGGACAGATTCCTAACGAGCTGTTGGGGATGATCCAGTCTGCAATTGACAAGGGCAAGGGCGATGAGAAGAAGATCATCCAGAAGGCCGTAGCTCTTGATGCGGACAAGATGAACCAGATGATCGATCTCATGAACAACACTGTTTGCTTCTGCGCACAGGACCCTGAAGTCCACCCCGTCCCCAAGGACGATGAGGCGCGCGATCCCGAGAAACTTTACATTGACGAGCTGGAAGAGGAAGATCGGGTGTTCATCTTCCAGTACGTGACGGGAGGTACCAGGGACCTCGAATCCTTTCGTGCAGAACACGGAAGAATTGTGGCTACTGTTTCAGGACAGTAAGACCTGGTCTAGCCGACCCTCGCAGCTCCTTGGTGTGGAAGACCCTTACGCTGCATACTGTATAGATCAGGCTGTTGCGTATTGGGGAAGACATCTCGAATCTGAGATGGACAAAGCTGAGCGAAATACTAAGAACGAAGATGCGGCAACAAGAGCTAGACAAGCTGTTCTAGATCGATACATGCCGCGTCCTGAAAACCAAAAACACACCGGGAACTTCTCAGACCCAGCTGCGATGTTTGGCTAGGAGGATCAATGAGCGTCGGAACCATTGCGGGGCAGGTACGGATTGATGTCCGTCAGGCCATCGCTTCTTTCGTGGCTCTCCGCGCTCAGAATGCTGCAACTCTGACGGCATTGCGGCAGGGCAGCACTACCTTCCGCGGGGTGGGCTTGGCGGCTACCGCTATGGGTGTCGCCATGCTCGCCGGCTTTGGCCACGCGATTAGTGCTGCCGCCGAGTTCGAGAAGCGACTAGACTTCTTCGGGGCTGTTAGTAACTCTACGGCACAGCAAATGGAAGCTGTTCGTAAGAAGGCTATCCAGTTAGGTCAGGATACAAAGTATTCTGCCAACGAGATTGCTGATGCCTTTGTTGAGTTGGGCAAGGCGGGGGTTTCAGCTAAAGACATCATTGAGGGTGTTGGGGTTGCTGTTACTAACCTCGGTGCTGCTGGTGATATTCCGCTAGCTGAAGCTTCTAACATTATTACCTCAGCTATTCAGACGTTCCGGCTTGAAGCTACAGATGCGGTGCATGTTGCTGACCTGCTAGCCGGTGCTGCTAATGCATCTATCGCTGAAATCTCTGACCTTGGTACTACCCTTAAGTATGTGGGTGGTATCTCTGCGGCTACTGGTATTTCAATTGAGTCCACCGTAGACGCTATTTCTTTGCTGGCTAAGGCTGGCATTCGAGGATCTACTGCTGGTACCTCACTTCGCCAGATCATTGTTTCACTGCAGGGTAACTCTGAAAAGGCTAAGAAGCAACTAGAAGCCTTGGGTATTGTTACCAAGGATGGTACTAACCTGTTTGTTGACCAGACGGGTAAGCTGAAGCCTCTAGACCAGATCTTCCAGATTCTTCAGGAACA